CCAGCCCTCGGCAATGCGCTCGAAGTTCTCGTATGCATCCCCGTAGTCCTCGGCCCTCTGTCCGTTGATGTAATCCCCGGCGGTGGCTAACACTTCATCTCGTTTCATATTGTGTACCTGTATTTGTTATCAGTGAGTAAAATGTAGAGGTTATGTCGGGCGCGTGTCACACCAACATAGAACGCTCGGTGCTCATCCTGTGGGTAAAGAGATTCAACACACGACTTGGTTGATGCGGTATATACAATGCAATTGTCATCCTCTCCCCCTTTCATAGCATGAAATGTGGACAATTTAATCCTAGGGACAGACAATAGACCGTCACCCCTGCGCTGAATTGCGTCTATGTAGTTGCGTTGCGATTCGCTAACCTTGAGCGCATCATACGCTGAGACCTCCGCACCCTTCAGTAATCCAAACTCCGCTTTCAGTCTGTCTATTCCGACCTCGGCATCCGGAGCTAGAACATCCAGAAGTTTTACAGAGCCACGTTTCAGCATGGCATCCTCCCCCTGCTTAGGCAGCGCAGTGTACAATTGGCGCAGCCTCTGTAGCCCCACCGTCTTGTCTTGGCACAGGTCTTCCCAAGTTAGAATGTTGCCGACCAACTTGTCAGAGATGCTAGGGTTTCCCTTGATCGAGAACTTAAAGCCAGAGTTTCGAAACCACTTAGCTAACTCTTGAACCTGATAGTTAGTCCGCGCCATCACGGTCCATGACCCCTCGCCAACTGGGGCGTCTTCAAGGTGGTAGATGTACTCCACAGCACCCTGTTCTTCACGAGGCAGGAACTCTTTGTCCAAACGCCCACCGATCCGCTGCGCAATTACATTAGCCACACGGTGTACAGCTTGAGGTATGCGATACGACTGCGTGAGCCGCTCAACTTGATCAGAAGACTTGATGAATAGATCAACCTCAACCCCGGTCCAACGGTGTACAGCTTGGTCATCATCCCCTGCAATGATTACTCTGTCCGAAAACTCTGCAATCTTTCTCGCCATCTTCCACTGTAAAGGCGTGAAGTCTTGAGCCTCGTCTATAAACAAATAGTCCAGGCTGGGCGGCTCCCCAATCTCGATGTACTTCTCGATCATATCAACAAAGTCGTACTTACCCATGGCAGATTTGTACTCTTTCATCTGCTCGTGCAGCTGCACCAACTTAGCATAGTGCAAATCGCGATTGCCCTCGCGGTTAAACTCCTGCTCCAACGTCGCCATCCTATAGCGAGAGCGGTGATCTAGCTGGAGATACTGGGACCCCGACCCACCAATCGTAGGCATCGACACCCCATCGTCGATACTGGTGCTGTCTTCTCCCTCAAAGTTTAGGCCGATCTTGAGACCTATTTCTTTGTATTCCTCACTGCTCATGACGTCCTGCTTCTGCAGACCAAGGCCCCCAAACCCAAACGAATGACTCGTCCGCATATGCGGGAAGTCTTTTGGCTGCAGGTCAAACTCCGCACAGGCACGGGAAACCATCTCTTCGATAGCCTTGCGAGTAAACGAGATCACACCGATACGAGACGGGTGTGTCCCTGCTTCTAATGCGGCCTTGATTTCTTGGATCAAACGGTAGGTCTTCCCACAGCCTGGAGGTCCAAGAATCAATAGAGAGTTGTCAATCATAACTCTTTTCCCCGTGGCCTAGTGCTGACCCAGTCCTCAATCTCCGTCAGAACCCAGCGGCTAGAGGACCGCTTGTTGTGCTCATTGCCAAGCACGATAGGGAGCGGGAAATCTGGGTTTGTCTGCGCAAGTTTGTAGACGTAAGACTTGGACACGCCCAGAAGTTCGGCCACCTCCGCTACGCGCAAAAGCCTATTAGAATGGGATGTCATCGTTCATCTCCCTTACTGGTAAATCTATTTCTGTTTCTTCGAAGGCAGGTACAGACCAGCAGCGTAGCTTCGTTCTTTTGCCTCCCGACTTGTGTATGTTCTGCACGCTGTTCTCTCCACCAAGGTCACGAATCAACTGGATCAGCTGCCCACGGTTCTCGACTTTGAACCTGCGGTGGTGCAGATACTCGATCAAACCATCAAGTTTGAACTTAGTCACGCCGCCATCGGTCCACGGCTTACCCATATCCATCTCCTCCGGAACCATGGCTCGGATGTGACTGGTGCAGTAGGACTTGAGGTGCTCCTTAAACTGGCCCTTGACCGTCGCCTCTTCCGGAACTTCCAGAATGGTGGCTGACTGCATCAACTGATCGACCATTTGCTGCCACCGCTGCGGCTTAACCAGTGGGGGCATCGTGTTCATCTGCTCCATGCAAGCCCGTTGCCAGAGACTAGGGGTCTGTAGCTGCTCAGTCGTAAGCTGAATCCTTGAGCCGTTGACATCCATAAAGTAGACCCGAGGCTCGGACAGCATGATGGTCAACCCACCTACAGTGGGCATGTCTGGTGCGTCCCCGCTAATGCCAAACTTTTGAGAAGCACAAAGAACCGGATCACAGTAACTTTTGAAAGGCTCTTCCTTGCACTTGTAGCCCCAGTCCTTCTTGTCCAAAGACTTAGCCAGGTTGATCACCTCACTAGAAGGCAAAGGTTCCGTACATAGGGTCCGGTTGTATCCTTCCAGCTTGGCATTCCAGTTGTCGGGCTCCGACAGCTTGGCGTATATCCCGCACTGGTACATGCAGGTGTTGCGCGGAGTATCGATAGGGCCGTCCGCAAAGATATGCTGTAAGCAGGGAGGGCCTTGGGGAAACAGTTCACGGTTCCCTGCAAACCGGAGGGCCTCCAGATCAGACTCCGATACAAGGTTCTTCTCGACGATCTTTAAGAAATCATCAAGCTCAAGGGCCTCGCACTTGCCGTCGAAACAATATCGCTGCGTCATCTCCGCATTGAAGTATGGCATGTTGATGAAGTTGCCAACATCTCCACGTTCCGCGATGATAGTGTCCTGCTTAGGAAATATTTCGCAGCCGCTGAACCCAAGAGCAATCGACATCTCTGTCAGATAGTCTCGGATCTCTGATGACCGAGCCCACTCTTTGAGAAACAAGTATAGGTGTGCTCCGCCAGACTTAGATCGGCAGTGCATCAACGGCAGCTTGAGTTTCTGAATCTTCGCTTGCAGTTCGTTGTGATTTAAATCGTAGACATCGATATCCAATGCCGCAAACTTACACATGTTCTCTTCGTTGATTGGGATCGCACCTACGCCCTGCTTCCCATCTATGTGGGCTTGAACTAGCTCTTCTGTCAAAGGAGAACGAACGATCATACTCTTTGATTCTGCTTTGCCGTTCCGCCCGATGCGACCAACCGTGGTCGTACCGTGTGCTGCCTTTGCTCCAACGAATACTGCAAGCAATCTTTTTGCTTGTGACATTTCTGCTCCTAGAGAAGTTAACTGGGTGCGGTTGACCGTTAACTTTTCAACCGCACCCTTTACTGCTTAAAACGGGATGGAGTCATCATCCTGTACAGAACTGGCCGGAGTCTCCGGAGCCTCATGTTCTGGGTCTTTAGCAGCTTTCACTTCACCAGCCATGATAGACTCACGGAAAGACTTAGCTTCCATAAAAGTATCACGGTCAGACACCAACCCCTCCTTGGCGACTAGGTAATTTCCCCACGAACCTTGGTCATTGCTTTCCTCGGTGGTGGAAAGACGCCACATCGTAGCGTACAAAGCAGGAGTGACCTGCTGGCCTGTCTTGGGGTGCTTGATCTTTTGCATTGCAATCTGCGTTTTCCAACGGCGGCTTACCTTTAACTGGCTGGACTTCATGTCGATAACAGCTGGCTGCAAAACCCCGTCACTACTGACTATCAAGCAATAGTGTTGATCAGTTTTAACCAACTCATTGCCATGCGGCAGAACTTCCTTCGACCCCATACGAGACGTCTTCTGCAAAATAGGGTCGTTCGGTGCAATCTCACCCCGGTATCCGCCACCCTCTTCGCGGGGCGTGAACTCCAGATACTTGGTGACTTGGTAGCAAGGGATCACAGTCACGCCCTCTTCTCCGTCCCATATCTCTCCAGTTACAGTGTTGAACATGTCACCAGAAGACGCGCCCTCGATGTACTCAGGCTTTTTCTTGTTCAGCTGTGGCGACAAGGCCTGTAAAATACGAACGAACGGGATCTGCATCTCGTCCGCCGAAAATGCTGCGCCGTCTCCTGCGGTGTCAAAGATATCGTCCATGATATCTACGCTTAACTCTGCATTCTTTTTTGTTGCTACTGCGTTAGCCATTATGATTTCCTCCGAATCTGTGCTGTGTTTGAAATGAACGCCCCGAATAGATCAAGGTCAATCGGTTTGCCGTCTGTGATACGCTCCTTCACAAACGCTTTCAGTGTGGATGGGTGAACATGGGTCTTGGTCTTGGGATCAAAGCCCCGCTCCTGCAATAGACCAACCACGTCACCAGCCACGTTATCCTCGCCTTTGCCAAAAGACACCGTGATATCGTTCTTGATAATATCATCTAGGCCATTGGCCCTGAGCCAGTCAAACGCTTCCTCTTTGTTAGCCGCAGGGATGGACGCAGCGACAATCATCTTACGCTCCACGGTCATGCCATCGACGTCCAATCGTTCCACGCCCATCTCATCCATTAAGGCTGGTATGTTTTCCACAGAGATCTTGTGTTTCTCTTGCTTCAATGCTTTTAAATGTGTCTCCGCTTCCTCGATGTCGTCCTCGACTCTGCGTAAGGTTCGAACCAGTTGGCTTAGTTGCTTCCCAGTTCCTGTGTCCACTCGACCGACAGCGTCAGCCTCGTCGAACATGTCTTCAAATATGTCTTCCATAAGTTTTTCCTCTTCAGGGTTGATTTGTCCGGTAGCCTCGTGCTATCCGTACTGGAGACAATAGTGGAGGTATGTGATGAATGTCAACTACAAATATAAGCTCCCGCCGTTTAATCACCAGCAAGACGCGCTGGACTACGGTTGGGATCGCACCGAGTTCGGTCTGTTCATGGAGATGGGAACAGGTAAGTCGAAGGTCCTGATCGATAACATGGGTATGCTATACCAATCTGGGCAAATAAACTTCGCCCTGGTGATCGCACCCAAGGGGGTCTACCGAAACTGGGTAGCAAAAGAAATCCCAGAGCACATGTCCGATGACATCCCGCATCGTGTGATTCGGTGGGTCGCTTCAGCAAACAAGAAACAACAAGAAGAAATGCGTTCAGTCAAAGATAAGTTCGATGGTCTAACCATCTTCGTTATGAACGTTGAGTCGTTCTCTTCCCTCAAAGGACAGAAGGCAGGAAAGTGGATGGCTAACATGTTTGGAAGCCAGGGTATGATCGCCATCGATGAAAGCACAACCATCAAGAACCATAAAGCAAAAAGAACCAAGTCCCTCATGACAATCGCCGCCGCATTCAAATACCGCAGGCTGCTCACCGGATCACCCGTAACCAAAAGCCCTATGGATATCTACTCGCAATGCGAGTTCCTTCGTCCAGGCCTCTTGGGTTACGACTCATACTACGCATTCCAAGGGCGGTACGCCGTGGTCCAACGTAAAACCATGGGCCAAGCCGCCTTCCAACAGATCGTAGGGTTCAAGAACCTCGGGGAGTTGACCGAAAGAATCGACATGTTCTCGTTCCGAGTGCTCAAGAAAGACTGCCTCGATCTCCCCGAAAAGATATACACCGCGCGGTACGTCGGCATGACCAAGGAACAGTTCGATATGTACGAACAGATTCGCAAACATGCCATGGTCATGCTGGAAACGGGCGAGATGTCCACGGCCCCTGCCGTCATAACCCAGATGCTGCGACTGCAACAGATTATGTCAGGCCACCTCAAGACAGATGACGGGGACCTTCTGACCTTCCCGTCCAAACGGATGGAAGCACTGGAGGAAATCATCAACGAGCACGATGGCAAAGCAATCATCTGGTCACGCTTCCGGCACGACATCATCGGTATTACCCAGATGCTCAACAAAAAGTTTGGCGAAGGCTGCGCTGCAGCATACTTTGGCGATACATCGGACGACGAACGCAACAACATCGTTGCTAATTTTCAGAACCCAAACCACCCGCTCAAGTATTTCGTCGGTAACCCAGCCACCGCTGGATATGGACTGACATTGACCGAAGCAAATCTTGTGGTGTACTATGCCAATGACTTCAATCTTGAGACACGCATGCAGTCCGAGGACCGCGCACATCGGATTGGTCAAAAGAATAACGTGACCTACATCGATCTGATCTGTGAAGGAAGCATCGATGAACGCATAGTCAAAGCACTCCGCGCTAAGATCGACATCGGCGCAAAGGTGTTAGGTGAAGAGGCAAAGACATGGCTAAACTTGAAGCCCACGATGAAATAATCGAGACCATGGTGGACTATTCCCTGGGTCTTAGAAACAAAAAGACCGCGCCTATCGAACTGGCGCGGCTCTCAGGACTAGACTTGGATGTAGCCAAAGCACTTCTCAAAGGCCAGACAATACGAACGGCAACAGAACTGCGCGGATACTCCAGAGCTAACGCCCAGAAACATATCCCTCACCCCAAAAAGAAAGTCACATGATGCAACGCATAGAACTACAAGAGGAAGGAATGTTCCAGAAAAGATTGGACAAAAACCTCTGCCCTAAATGCGCTTTGCCCTTGGAAGACCTGTTACTAGAAAAGAAAGGACTCGTGCAGAAGTGCAAAGTCTGTAAACTCACTGTAATATAGGTGTCGTGTGGGTGGTGCTAGATGTTTGGCGCATTCGTAGCAGCGTAACCAATAAACAAAGTTAAAGTTAATCCACCCACCAACATGTTTTACACTGCGGCTCTTTTCAATGCAATCTCACGATCCTGTTTTTCTTTGCGTTCTGCAATTTCTTTTCGGATCAAAACAGAAATCTGCCGAGCCATGGATCGTTGATCCTCGTCAGCTAACTTACGCAACAGAGCGTGGTCCTCTTGAATGAGACCCACGTTCTGAAACTTCTGCTTGTCTTTCTCCGCCATTTTCTTTCTAGCCATGTTGTTCTCCAGTTGTTTACTGCTTATACACCACGACCGAAAAGCATTCAAGTTATTCCTTCTCTCGTGCATCCTTCCGAGCTTCGCGCTCCTCTCGTGCATCCTTCCGAGCTTCGCGCTCCATGGCGTGGATAAACCCAGCCGGAATCCGATTAGACACCCTGATGCAGCGCCATGGAATCTCGTCCACCTTGTCTTCGTAGTTCGGAACGCAGTGAGCAATGACCTCGTCCCCCGTCTCCAGGTCCATTCGATCAACCAACCTGGCGTTGAAGAACACACCGTCCCCCTCTTCGTTCATTCCAAACGCACTGCCCGTGTGAGATAGCTCCTCAACCAAGACCTGCATCTCTTCAGTGTCAAACTTACGTCGCATTTCCATTTTTCTATTCCTCTTCCTGAGTGCCCGTGACTTCATCATCGGACCTTGGTAAGCCGTATCTCAGTTTAACTTGAGACACCGCCTGTTGTGTTATGCCTAAGATGTCTGCGATGTCTCGCATGAGCATCCGTTGCTTCATCATTCGGTTTATAATCTCTGCTTGCCTCGACAACTTTAGCTTCTTGCGTCCACCCATCGAGCCAAACTTCCCAGTCCGCTGACCATTCTTTTGTTGAGGCGTGGGCTCCCGAGCCATCGGATTGCCAACCTTGTCAATCTTCAACTGCTTGAGCCACATCTCGCGGTACAAATCTTCATACTTCTCGCGTCTCGTTAAAATCCCAGTCATATGTTCTTTCCTTCCTGACGTAGTTTACTCACAAACTTTTTAAGATCCTCCGCTGCATGCCAATAATCCTGACGAGCATTCGGCCCTGCATCCCTACGGTATTGGCGCTCCGCTAAACGATCCACTTCATCGCGCAAATACTTCAAGATCGCTTCGTCTGCGGGTGATAGTACCTGCTCCTCGATCACTCGTT